ATATAGGTTTTGCCTACTGTTCCAGAAGTGCCACTTACTCCAGAAGAACTCGGATAAGCATCATAAAAAAACGTTGATGTTCCTACCGTGTTTAATCCGTGAAAATGTGTAGTAGTAAACAAAGCATCACTCAACACAGCCACAGTCCCCGTATTGCCAGCCGTCAATGTTTTGTTATTAACGCTAATTGTTGGAGCTGTTACTACTAAACTATTTGTTCTTACTGAGCCTATTGTAGCACTCTTAGAGCTGTTCAATGGAAGATAACCCCCCACTACCTGAGCCTTACTTACGCCTAGCGATAGTAAAGCTAAAAATAAAATTATCTTCTTCATTATTGTATGTTTAAAATTACTGTAATCGTTCCGGCTGAGTTGCTATTCTTAGTATAGACTATTCTGTAATACCTAGACCCTAACAAAGAAATAGGTGCTAAGATTCGAGAAGTAGTCCCACTTGCCATAGTTAGACTAGCATCCGTAATGTCATCCCAATTACTGTTATCATTAGAGTGTTGCATTTTAACTGTAGCATCCGAAGCATTAAAGCTAGTGGCGTTTACTTGAAAGGACAAATTACGTCCTGCTCTCTGACCGTCCATGTCAAAGGTTTCGCTATTTATGTTCGCAGTAGCAACTGCTCCGTTAATGATGTTATGTGTCATTTTTTATTTATTTTTTATGTTGGTATATCGCAAGTTTGTCTATCATAAAACTGAATGATAGAGATGTTCATTTCCATTCCAGCAGTTGCACTTAAGAACCCCTCAGTAAAAGGAGTAATCTGTGAGCTTAATTGAAGTGTAGCTGGGGGTGTAGTGGTCGGGTCGTTACTCTCTAAATTTAGTTTCAACTGAGAATAAATATCTAGTGCGTAGATTCCACAATCACTTAAAACTTCTGTTTCGTTTAGCTCACCACTTTTAACCCTGTCTGCAAAGAACAAATTTAAATTAGTTGTATGTAAGTTACCGTCAATCGAACTCCCTAAAAGCCTAACCCCCGTAAATGGGAAATCATATTGAGTTGTTTGCTCATACTCCCACTCATCACCAAAATAGAACGTACCGTTATTTAACTGTCCGTGTGCCTCTTTTAGCGTTTGTATTTTTTTCAGTATTTGGTTTAACGTAAGCATATTTTTTCTCAAACTCCATTAAGAGTTTTAAATTTTTCTTATTTACTTTTTCTTTCATGGATTATCATAGTTACAAGTATTCTCATCACTCTCTAAATAAAGACCTGTTGTGTAGTTATTCTTATTAGGTTGCTTCTGATAAGCCAAAGTATTCGATAAGTAAAGAGGATAAGTCGAAGTGCTGTTTCTTAAAAACTCCGTACAAGTAGTAGCTAACTTTTCAGCTTTATTCCTGTACTGATCCATGATAAACTTAATAGTCGAGAAGTCCACAGGTTGTGCGTTATCTGAACTAGAAGTTAGTATCCCTTTATTCCAAAACTTATATTGAAACATCCAAGCACATTCAGCTAATACGTACTGCTTCATGCAAGGCACTACATAGTTATCTAGTAAGGTCTGATTATTTGCGCTAACTGTATTAGTTGAAATTTGAGTTATGATTTGATTGTAAAGTAAAGTACCAAGTAGCTCTTCGATGTACATTTTCTGAACGTCTAGGATAGCTTGACTAATAATCTTATCGTCTACGTTATCATTAATAACCGTAGTTTGTTTTAAATAGTTAGAGTCAAAAATATAATTAGCCATTGTTAGCTCCTTTCTTTCTAGTCTTAATTACGCCTTTCCAAATATGTCTGCAAAAAGGAGTAGTTTCTTTATTCTCAGGGTTAGTATAAAACCCACCTCTATAAGTCCAAGCATCTTCTTTAAACTCATTAGTGATGTTTTCAATCGCTTCACGAGTCCACCTCTTTCCGGCAACACTTAAAGCAACCATCTTTTGACAGAACGGTCTACTTGACCCCCCTTTTAAGTCAGGCACTCCATCTCTCTTAACGTACTTGTAAACTGTGTAAACTTCTGTTTCTACAGGTGCAGGGTCTTTCTTAATTCCTTTCTCGGTAACAGTAGTAACTCCACTCTGAGTAACTATTAATCCGTTTGTAGTTAGTGTATTTAAAGCGTTTGTAACTTCTTCTATACTAACTTTCATCTGTTTGGCAATCTGTTCAGGCGTGATACTAGGATTACCCGTTACCATGTCTAAAACAGAGTTTTCAAGTTCTTTCTGAGTCGCAAATTTATGAGCCTTAAATTCAGCTTTAATAGCTCCAACCTCATCTTTAACTTCTTCTTCAAAAAGCACCTCATCTTCATTATCATCAATAGCGAATTTTTCAAACAAGGCTACAAGCTCATTGGTTCTGTCAACACTGCTGAACTTTTGACCTAATACCATACTAATATAATCATCCCCTAGTCCGTAACCTTTAATAAAATGTGAAGCCTCGTCAAACGTAATTTTACCTGCTTTGTACTTAGCTATATATCCCTGAATCCTTCTGTATTGTGCGCCTGTTAGATTCTTTATGTTCTCGTTTACAGGCAAAGCACTTAACTCCGTTTCGGGTGCTTCTAATGCAGGATTAACCACCGTGATTGCGTATTTATCAGCGTAGTACTTTTGTAAAGTAGCACGATCAAATAGTCCTAAGATAGTTGGGTCAGTTGGTAGGTCTAATCCGACAGGAGTTGTTTGTTCTACTTCAATCTCAATTTCCATACCCATTAAAGAAGCCATCCATTCAATCTGTTCTGTTATGATTTCCTGTCTTCCTTCAATGTAAGCTCTGTTAAACTGTTCCCACTTCTTAACGATTGCTTCACCTGAAGTATCTCCTAAAGTACCTTCTGTCATTACTCCGAATAACACAGGGTGAACACGGTGAGCTGTAAATATATTTTGCTGTAAAGTCTTATTTACTAACTCGAAAAGTTTATCTAAGTCAGATTGAGTAAGAGTCTTAATGTCGGCAGGAGTCCCACCTTCATTAACGAAGTTTAAAATAACCTTACCTGCGTTTGTCGAACCGATATGTGTACGGTCAAACATCTTCTTAATCTTCTTCTTCTCTTCTTCGCTAGGCTCTCCATTGAACAAAGAAACTAATGCAGAAGCAAAGAGTCCATTCTTCATGTGATTGTAGTGAAAAATAGAAATCTCTACTAAGGTTTCAACGTCCATTATACACCCCGAATAATCAGGAGTAGGATACAAGTCAGAATAAGTCATCGAACTAGGTACTTCTAGTCTGTAATAGAAAATACTAGTCTTCTTTGAATTTTGATTGAAGATTGGAAACTCCTTAAAACTTTCGTGAGTTTCAGGATTAGGATTCTCATAAACCGAGCCATTATTGTCCACACACAACCAAGCCTCACAATAGAAAACTTTTTTACCACACTTAGACCTTCTTAGTTTAGAAATGTCAATATGAAACACCTCAAACCCCGTACCTCCTTTATTCCAGATTATTTGCCAGGCAAACCCATTAAATAACTCGAAGGTTCTGCAAGTCTTAGCGTAAATATCATTCCATGACTCGTAACGATTAGCCTTGTCTAAGAAAGCTAAAGCCTTAGCCTGTTCGAGTACCGTTCCTTCAACCTCAGCCTTCAACCCTTTACCGTACAAGTACTGACCTTTACCTTTTACGATAGACCCGTGTATAGCGTTTCTATTATAAAGCTCGATTAGGTAATCCGGGTAATTATTGATCTCCCCCCAATTAACCCACGGCTTGTTACCGTCCCAACTATATGAAGCCTGAGAATAGTTCTTAAACTCAAATACTTCTAAATTTCCTTTTTGTTTTTCTTCCATGTTATATTGAAGGTACATAAGCCTTACCGGCCGTTTCTACCTCTTTATATGTGTTATCCGTTCCTACGGGCTTGTTATAGACTAGCTTTCCTGTTTCTACTAAACTTGTAAAGTAAGTAGGAATGTAATCTCTAATATCCCCGTTTACTATTGCAGTGTAATCTAATCCTGAAACATCAGCGCATTCATAAGCGTAATAAGTATGATCTCCGTAATTGTCTAAATTAATATACCCGGAATACCAATTCCCAACGCCTTGTGTTATTGTGAACTTACTTCTTTGAGCCGTTGAAGTGCTTAAGTCAGTGTTGTAAGTCATGTACTTTTTTAAAGTCAGGTCATTTACAATCACAAATACATAGGTAGGTGAGGCTAAAGTAGCTTTCTCCTTTAAAGTAACATAAACAGTATTAGCACCCGAATCAATACCTATCATACTATTATATTACAATTTTTGGAGTTTGTTTTAAATTAAACGAAAAAAGCCCCACAATTTAATGTGAGGCTCTTTCTTATCAACTTTCTTAAGCTGGAGTAGTTAAAGTAGTAATTAAGTTACTAGGTACTTGTAAAGCGTGGATTGATTCCATTCCTAAGAATTGTAAATCGTATCCGTTCTTATCAGCCATATTTTGACCAAACGGCGAAGTAGAGTCTTGCATCTTAAGACCGTTAAAACCTCCTAGCAACCAATACAGACCATTTTGGTCTAGTATGATAGCCATGACATCGTTCTGAGCAATCACCTTAATAACATGACTCATAGTAGGCGAACGCTTAACTAAAGGCATAGTCAGCTTATGTTCGTAGTAAAGTGAACCGTTCGCTGCGTTCGGTTTCAAGTCATCTGAAGCCGTAGCCGTAGCTTGTTCAACTTCAAATGTCCAAAACTTCTTACCACTTGTTAAAGTGAAAGTAGCAATCAAACCACTTGAATAAGTAAGGGTAGATTTGTTTGTAAGCTCGGTTAGATAAATTGTCTTTATCCCTCCAATTTGATCTCTACATGATTTTGTGAAGCCTGAGGCTATTGCACAACTTGAATAATCTGGCATATTTTTTTATTTAAACAAAAAAGGAGAGAGCTTTAACCCTCTCCTTCTTATGAGTTATTAATTATTAAACACCTAAGTACTTGAATACTCTTAGAGGGAACGCAATCTGTACACCTGCTTTAAATTCAGTGTGGAATCTGATTTCCATGTTATCTTCAGAATACCACACTTTGAATTTCTCCATCTCACCACTCATGTCTGTACCGAAGTACATATTCTCAGGCTCGATAGCGTAGATGTAGTTAGTTCCTGCTAATCCCGGTACTGCTACGATTTCGATATCAGTTCCTTCAACAGTCAACTTATCTTCTGTACCTGTGATGTGGTACATATTATCAGCAACCAATTTAGAACGGTATGCTTGTTTAACAGCAGGTGAGCAGAAGAACTTAACGTTTGTTCCACCATCTCTCCAAACATCAGTGTCAGCGATAACCAAGTCAGCAAGACCAGTCATAACCGTACGGCTGTTAACCTTAGACCATGAAGTACCTGAGTAAGTACCACCGATAGTAGCTGCACCGATAATCTTTACAAACCCATCAAAGTGTTGTAAGTTATGAGTACCACTTGCAGTATCGCCTAACCAAAGAGCTTGTTCAAAGTCTTTTTGGATTAGTTGCATTGTGTTATCAATGAGTTCGGTATTGTAAGTAAGTGAAGTGTACTGACCACCTGACTTTTGAGCTTGTTGAGTGTATTTAGACTCAAGATCACGCTCACACCATTTCTTCTGAATCATTGGCTTTCCAACAGTGATTGTACGCTGTGTTAAAGTGTCTGCCCCTGAAGCACTGAATGAACAAGCCTGAGGAGCCCAAAACGCTTGAGATGATAGGATTTCAATAGTTTCTGCACTCTTAATTCCTGTTTGCTCATTACAGTATTGTAGCGTAGGAATTACGTTGAATAATTTAGCGTAGATCAACGGCTTTGCCGGTTGCTTGGTGTACGCTGGTAGGGATGATACTACGTATGACATTTTTTATATTTGTTTTTAAGATTTAACTTTAGACCCTATTCCACTGATAGGCTTGTTTTGTGGTTTTTCAATGGGAGCTTCTTTAGGCTCTTCCATTACTTTAGAAAACATTTCAAGAGTTTCTTTCAACTTTGAGTTTGTGTCTTCTAGAGATTTTTTTACTGATTCAATTTCAGATTTGCTAGTAGCTAGTTCGCTAGTTAGAGTTTCTTTCTCTTTGCTTACAGCGTCGAACTTTTCTTTTACCTCAGCTAGTTCTGCTGACATTTGAGCTACTTGAGCTGACATATCAGGAGTCGCAGGAGTTTGGTCGGCAGGTGCAACAGGAGTTAAAGATTCTACTTTACCGTCCTTGATAACTAGTTTAGTACCGTCTGCAAGTTCAAACTCACCATCAGGCGAAGGTAAGAACGCTTCAGGATTAGCAGGGTCAATTACTAGAATTGGAGTCCCAACTACTAAAGGAGTTTCACCTTCCCATTTAATAACAGTACCGTCTTTTAAAGTCCCTTCACCGAATTTCTGAACGGGTGCAGGAGTAACAGGTGCAACAGGTGTCTGCGCAACTGGAGCAGGGATTAAATTAAACTCTACGCATAACGCTTTAAGTTTTTCAATTTGCTCGTTTGTAATTTTTGAAAAATCGAATTTCATACCCTTATATTACTTTATACTAAAAATGTTTAGTTTTGATTTTGTAATTATTTGATAATTACTTACTTAAAACTTTCTCTAATTCGCTTAAAAACGTGTCAGAAGGTTGCTCATAGAAGTTACCTTCAACGCTAAAGCCCGTATAAATTCCTGTTTTAATGAAGTTATCCCAAACTGCTTTATCGTTTACTTTAATGTATCCGTACCAAGTCCCATCAGGAAGGTCGGACTTAAAAGGAGGCATTACACCCGTTTTGCGATCAATAATAAAATGTTGAATAAGACCTCCATTTACAGGGGTGTCGTTATTGTGCATTTGATTAATAGAAGTGTTCGAGTTTCTTAATGCAAACTTTTCTTGAATCTGTTTTATAGTTTCAACCGTGAATGATACGTTAAATTCTTTGTCCCCTTCTTTTCTGTAAATCTCAATATCGGGAATCATTAAAGCTCCGGCTAAGATTTGTTTATCCCCTTCAATGGGTGTGTAGTTTCCTTTGTCCGACCCTAGACTTATAGTATGCTTAACAAGTTGTTTCTTAAAAGCATGAAAACCCGACTCGATTGCTGGGCTATCTACTAAGGCAATAGCTGAAACACCCGACCCGTCATTAGGGTCTTCGTTAATTATTAAATTGATTAACTCCATAACCTTATATTACTTTTTTGTTAAAATGTTTAGAAACTAGCCTGTTCCTGTAACCTACCTACTCTCTTTTGCGAATCTGTCATTTCACTCTCGACCACATAAGCCTTAACTGTTGGCATTGATTGATTACGTCCTGACTCGTCTAACTTTGTGAAAGGTTGGACTGTTGGGGCGTTTGTCATTGTTGGGGCGTTACCTGAGCCTCCTACATTACTAGAAAGGCTAAGACCCCCACCTCCAGTGTCTGCGCTTCCACTTGAACCTGCATCGAACTTAGTCGCTGCTACCTTAACGGCTGCTGCTGCTGCTGCCACACCTTGTAAAGAAGCTGAAATAATCCCAATAGGCGAAGGCAAAGGATTCATAGCATAAGCCTTCATTGCACCCTGTATTCCATCCATTACGATTTGAGCAACCTTGAAAGCCTTTTCAACTTGAAACTGTTGTTTTCTTACCTTCAACTCTTCTGCACTTCCTTTTTTAGTCTGATTTAAACGGAGTGTAAATACCAAGTCCGATAAGGCTAAAGACGAATTTAGAGCCTGTTGGGTAATCATTAACTTATCTTGCTCTTCTTTCTCTTTTAAAGCTAGTCTGTCTTTAGCTAACTTCTCCTCAGCATTCCATTGCTCGACCTGTAAAGCGACTTGTTCTTGGTCTGCTTTTAATTGTAAGGCTTTTAAATCTTCTAAGTGCTTAGCTCTATCAGCTTTTTCCTTTTCCCTTCTCTCTAATTCTTTTTTATCGTCTGCATCCTGTTGGGCTGAGAGTTGTTTAAATAGATCGTCTGCATCTTTAGCTATCTGTTCATTAGCTTTCTTTTTTTCATCAGACCTTTTCTTATATTCTTCTTTTAATTGCTTGGTTTGGTTTTGTTCTAACTCGTACTCCGTAACTTTAGCGTTCTTTATCGCTTCAAGACTCGCCGTGAGTAGTTTTCTTTTCTCTTCGTCAAACTCTCCACCAGCTCTTACAAAAGCTTCTATCTGTCTAGCTACTGCTAAATTAGTGTCAATGATGGCCTGTTGTTTGGCTTGTTCAAGTTCAATCGTACTCTTTCCGGCTGCCTTAGCTACTCTAATCTGTCTGTCATACTCTGCGTTCTGACCTTCTAAAGCTTCCTTTGCCTTATCAGCATTGGTCTTAATTGCTTCGCCTTGTTTATCTAAAGCTGAATTGCTTAATCCTAATAAGTCTGTAAACTCTGTAATCTTATCACCAACCCAACTAAACAAATCACCAACCACTCGAAGTGCTTTTGCTAGTAATCCATTACCTTCGCTTAGTTCTTTCCAATTCTCAACTAAATAACTTATTCCTTCAGCGATCAAGAATACAGGAATAGCAGCCATTGCCGTTCCAATCCCTTTGAATCCTATCTTAATCTTATCGAAGTCAAAGTTCTTTAACCCGTCACCTAATAACCTAAATGAGCTTTGCGCCTTTTCAACTCCTGATCCTTGTAAGGTTTTAACGGAGTCTTTAAGGTCGTCTATCGAATCTTTAAGTTGAGCTACTTTCTTTTGAGCCACACCATCACCATTAAGCGCAGCACTTTGAGCAGCCTTAAGCTCTTTTCTTAAATCAGCAATGGATTCAATTACCTTGCCTTGATTTTTTATGTCGTACTCAAATACTATTTTATTTTCAGTTGCCATCTATATGAGTGTTAAGTTCTAATTCAATTAGTCTT